CGGATACCAGCATGGATCGGGAAGCCCCCAAGCTTGCTCCCATGAATCCAGCATCTCGACGGTTTGTCTCGGATCGCTTTCGCGCTCTAACAGATCGGCGGCGCGACCGTCGCACCATCCCATGATGCCGGCGAGGCCGCGAACCGTCTTCATCAGCGTCGAGCCAAGATCGCGCGGCCACGCGATCCCCATCGGCAATAGCGCACTTAGCGCGAACGTATATTCATCCTGCCCGCGTCTGATGTGCCGATCGCTCGGCAGCGGTGCGGGACCGGCGGCAAAAGTAGGCGACGGCAATTGCGTCGGAGCTTGCGGCGGCGCCGGGAAAACGGGGTCGAACGCGTTGCTCATGGCGTCGGATAACTGATGGTCCCGAGCACCGCGAGCGCGCCATTATGCGGCATCGGGTGATCGTCCATCGTCAGATCGAAGTCTTGCGTGACGCGATTGATCGCTTCAGCGACCCACGCCGCCATGATCGTCGTTCCGGCAACGAGTTGGCCGTTGACCGCATGCGCCGGCATCGCGCGTTCGTTGATCATGGCGGCAACCGACGCGGCGACCTGTGAACGCAACGTCATTGAGTCGTTTGTGAGCGAGAGATCGAAATCGATCGGCTCGGGCACGGGCGCCGTTACATAGAAATCGCGGATCGCCACCGGCCGCTTTTGATCGAGATAACCATAGACGACGTTGATGTCGTCCATCGTCGGGAAGCCGCCCGTGTCGGCGCGCAGCGCGTCGACCATGAAGCGCACGGTGACCGTTCCCATGCCGAGCTCGCGCGGAGCGCACCAAGCGCGCGTGACGCTAGGGATCGCCATCGCCCATTCGACGTAGTCGTCGGCGTCCCCGCCCATCGGCGGCTGTCGGATGCGTGCAAGGACACGCGCGCGCAGCTGGTCGTCGGTTTCGGTGTCAAGCCCGCCACGTAGATCGATCACGACCACGTCGGCGCTGACGCCGCTTTGCGGGACGGTCGGCGCGAGCAGCGTCCCCGCCGGCTGATTGCCGCTTGCGCCCGGATTGAGCGCCTTGATCGCGACTTCGGCCGGTTGCGACACACTCGCGGGCAACGTCAGGAATTCCAGCGTCTCGTATGTGTCCCCGGTTGGCGCAGTGAGCCCGAAGCCTTCGGGGATCAAGACGCCGGGCGTGCCGGAAAAGCCGACAGTCCCGCTCGCAGGCAAGGGCTGCTTTCTACCCAACGAGCCGTCAGCGTTGACGAGCCAGATTTGCCCATGCCGGTCGAGCCATACCGTCTCCGCAGTGTCCGGCATCAGCTGCAACGACAGCCAGTCCAGATATTTCAAAATGAGCCGCGCGAGACCCGCTTGCGCATCCGCCATCACGCGCAAGACCGTGTTGCCGACGACGGCCGCGCCGGTCAGCGACGTGGTGATGTCGTCCCTCACCATCTCGCGGACTTGGCGCAGAGTTGGGGTTTGCCACGGCATCAGGTGCTCCACCTATAAGGCGAGAGCATGGGCTCTTCCTTCATCTGCGCCCACAAGTCTTGAAAGACGAGCTCGATGTCGGCGATCGGGCCGCGCTGCACAACGACAAGCGCGTCGATGCGCTCGAGTCCGACGCGCTGCACATTGACGGTGATGCCGCTGCACAACCGCCTATCGACGAGCGGCTGCAAAGCATCGCGAATGTAGCCCTCAATGCGGAAGACCGTGTCGCCTTCCCACGCGTACCTGTCGGAGATTTTCGCCCGCGCCAGTAACCAATTCTTGCAGCCGATCGGCCAGCCGCGCCAGATCGCCCGCGAATCCATGTCCGCCCACCAACCTCGCCGATCGTCGCTGTCGGGATCGGGCCTGATCTCGTCGACATCCGACAAGGCGTCCGTCATCAATGCAACCTTGACGAAATTAGCGAGCTCCTGGCGCTGATCGAGATTGCCGCTCGGCAGAAGCAACCAATCGGCGATCGTCTCGCGCAACGTCGCCGCGCTAACGATGCGAACGTCCATTTTACGATAGACCTATTGGCGGATTCGAAAGAACGCGTAGCATAACAGGCATGAAGCAAGGATTCACCACCCCATTTTCTCTTTCCAGTTCGTCTGCTCTTGTCGGATCGGCATAGATGCGCTGCGCCAGATACAAGCTCGGGAACGGCGCGGCCGCTCGATACGCCATGTAGCGCGGCAATTGGAGCTCGGTGCTCGCCAGATAGTTCATGATCGCGCCGCCCATCGCCGTCAGCGTCCGATACACAGTCACGTCGAGCTCTTCGATGCCGAGCGCCGTCGCCTGCTCGAACATGTCCTGCACGTGCAGGATCATCGTCTGTACGTCGCTCTGCGATGCGAACGACATCCGCGTGATGATGTTGCACTCTTCGGCGAGCGTCATCACGAGCGCGCTGTCCAAAAGTGTTTGCGTCCATACCGACGTGCTGTCGGCTTCCGACATCAGATATTGCCGCGCGGCCTCGATGCCGCCGTAAGTCGCGCCCGCGGCATCAGCTGCGACGAAGATGTTCTGCAAATCCGTGCCGAGCGTATCGCCGCGAATTGCCGCCGCCGGATCGGCGCGCATCGTCGTCGCCAGTCTGCGACAGTAGTCGCGCTGCGGCGTCTGCCCCGGCGGCAAGCTCATGAGAATGTAGTTGAGCAGATTGTCGAGCACGCCGGCAGCTTCCTCGACTTGCGAATAATAGGTGCGCGGGAACGACGGTTGGACCACCGTCACCGTCAGTCGCGGGAAGCCGAACCGCGGGTGATCGAGCGAATAGCCGTCGGTGGAAATCGTGAGCGTATGATTGATTTGAGCGACGACATCCTGCGCGAACGCGGGCGACGCCAGCGAATACGCCGCTGTGGTGAGCTTGAAATTTCGTTGCAGGAGTGGCGCCATCCACGACAGCGCCGACAGCACCATAGCGTTAGTGAAGAAATGAAACTTTTGACCTTGGGCCGGCATCGCAAACGACGGCGAAGCCAGCGAATAGGGATTGGCTCGAAGCGACAAATAGAACCGCATACCCGGCGTTGCGAACGCGGGCGATGCGACCGAATACGGATTAGCAGTCAGGCGATTAGAGCCGGCAGCGCTCGTTAGCGTCGGCGTCGCGAACGACGGCGAGCCGAGCGAATAAGCCGGCGTAGTGAAGACAAATTTGGTGCCAAGCGCAGGCGTCAGAAAGCTCGGCGAGCCAACCGAATAGTTTGCGGCGGTGACAAGGACGCCGCTTTGAAACGCGCTCGCTTGGAATGCTTGCGGGCTACCTTGGAATGCCGGATTGCCGGACATCTTAGCCCATGAGCTCGGTCAACCGAATCGCATTATAGTCGCCGGCGTTGTAGGGTACCCAAAGCGTGCCATTGGTACTTGTTACTTGGAGGACATACGACATCGTGCTAAGCGGCACCAGTATGTCCATAAGATCAAAGCTAACTTGATCGGTTACACTGCTGCTCGCATAGCTTGTGACCGTTTTCGTCATTGGGCCGCCAATCACCACACTGGCTTGCACCCTCAGCAGTCGAAAGCTGCTTGAAGCGTTCGCGACGGTAGAGATCAGTCCGCAGCCGGTATTGACTTGAATGCGAACAAGGTTGGTGACAAAAAACGGCGCGATGGCAGCTGTGATGTTCGTGTTCGTGAAGACGGCGGTAGGAGTTACGTTGACTTGAGCCGCCATACTCGCGAAGACCTCTTGAACCGCAGCCCCCGGCAATGGACTGTTCGGCGACATGTGGATGATGCGCGACGGCAGCGCGATCCACGTACCTGCGGTGACTTGCCCTGAATCGTAATCGGCGTAGGCGATATAGCGATAAGGCTGTGATGTCGCGATGGTCACCGCGCCATAGGTCGTTTTATAATTGTTTCCGGGCGGTGAAGTCATGCCGGTGATGCCCGGAGACATTCCACTGACTGAAAACTGATTGGTGGCGATACAGCTGCAATTGCGTACCGACAAAACCGGCGTGCCCGCATTGTTGATGACTGCGAACCACAACCGGAACGGCCACCCGGCGTAAGTGCCGAGCGTCGCGCCGGACGGCACCGTCAGCGACAGCGCCGCCGTGATCCAGAGCAGCGACGCGTCGGGGAACATCACGCCGACAGGATCGGTCGCGGACGGATCGGCACCCGCGAGCGTCTTGATCGCGAAGGTGGCGGCGTTGGCCGCGACGCTGGCGACCAGTTTGCCGTTGATCAGATTGTTCTGCGCCGCGCCGATGTTCTGCAACGCGACGGCTTGCTGCGGCGTCGAGAGACTCTGCGAAATGTCGTAGCGGACACCGCCAACCGGAGCGACGGGTGCGCGCGTGAGAACGCCCGCAAAATCGGTTGTTCCAGTGCCGAAGATTTCGATTGATTCGTTTGCCGCCAGCGAGATCGCCGTGGCGCTGCCGTTGATGGTCGAGGCCGGCGTGATCGTCACCGCGCCAGCGGCGTTGTTGCGCAGCTTGACTTTCCAGCCAAGCCCGAAATTGCCGGCCGCGGGCGCAGGCAAGCTCACCGCAACGCCGCCCGCGTTGTTGTATGAAATCAGCGACAGATGATCGGTCTGCGCGATCGCATCGGTCCCCGTCGTGACCGCACGATAGCCGAGCCAAAAGACGTGATCGGCGTTCCAATTCGACGGACGAACCAACGTCGCATCAGTGCCATCGGCAACCGCCGATTGGAACGCATGCGTGAGACTTTTTGCGGTCATAGGTCAATACCTTTGATCGCGGTTCAAGACCCCGGTATCCCGAAATCGAAAGCTGGCAACGACCATACGTTGCCTGCGGTGACAGCTTGCGCGGCGGCCAAGTCGTTGTCGACTAAAAGCCTGCTATTGGTGGCATCGCAAATAGCCCATCGACTTGCATTACCCGTGCCCGTAACGGTGCCATTGGTGACCGCGACGGTTGTTACCTTTGAGCCGTTGGGCGTTCTTGCGGTTGGCCCGGTTAGAGCGAGCCCGGCGCCGAAATTCATGTTGCCGAGCGCGTAGGTCGCCGATGCCGACGCGTAATCGGGCGGCTCTTGCGAGCAGATATAGATGTGAGTCGCCGTCGCTTGCAGCTGAATGAGCCCGTTGTTGAGCACCCACACGTTGCATTTTCCAGGCATGGCATCTCCTTTCGCGGGCTGCATGCCCGCGTTGCTTTGGGACCGAAGATGAAGAAAGACTTAGACGCTGGTCG